GTTAATGATCGCGGTCTGGGCGAACTTGGTGCCGTCGCCCATCGTGATTAGGTTCCAGGTTCCGGCGGTGGTACTGGCAGTCGCGAGGCCTGGGGCCGTGGTCGAATACTGAATGAAATTCAGGATCGATGTGGTGTTGTTGTACTTGGTGAAGTCCTCATAAAACGTCGGGCCGACAATCTGGCCCCAGGTGCCGTTGTTGATGGCGACCAGGCCCTTGCTGGTGGCCTCCTGGAAAAGGCCATCGCTGCGCCCGTAGTAGTGGCCGGTTGCTCCGGTCGGCTTGTACTTGGCCGGGTCAACCTGAGTGCTTGCGGCAAGCGCCAGAGTGGAGAAGGCCGTCAAGGCGGCCAGGACAAAAAGAATCCGCTTCATGGTAACATTTTCCTTTCAGAACCGGCCGCCATGGCCGGCATATCTGGTGGTTTGGGCACAGAGGCTTTGCCGGCGTGCAATGCGGTGTGCATCGCATAGGCCGTCTCGCCTGCTGCCTTTGCCGGCGCAACCTGGGCGTCGGCGAGTTTCTTCTGTGTGTCGGCCTGGGTGTTTTCCACGTCCACGGCCTGTTGCTTGACCTTGAGTTGAGCTGACGCTTGCTGCATCTGCTGCATCTGAGGATCGACTTGTTGAGCTTGGTCAAACAGTTTCACGAACTTGCGCTTGTCGCGTAGTTGCGACATTTGGATCAGGGTCTTGGCAACCCAAGGCGGCGTGATTTGCGGGTTAAATACGCCCTTCCCGGCCATATCGGCGATGATCTCGAACTGCTCTTGTTGCTGCACCGTGACGTCCGGGACCTCGTCAATCTTGATGTCCATGCGCAGTTGACCAATGTTGTTGGCTACGCAAATCTTCTGCATCATGGGGTGAGCCAAGATCTCGGCCTGAATCTGCGCCTGTTGCATCTGCTGAAGCTGCTGCTGCGCCTCGGGTGGCAACCGTTGCCCGCTCTGTTGCATGGCCTGGCCAATCGTTGCCATGGCCTGCTGAACCTTCTGGGTGGCGTCCTGAATGATCTGTGCGATCTCGTGCGGCTCCAGGTCAACCGAGGCGAACGCGGCTTGCGGCTGCATCCCGTGTTTCATGAGTTCCTGTACGCGCTCGGCACGAGTCATGCGGCGGTTTAGACCAACGAACCGGAACCCTGTTGCGGCCTCGTCATCCTGAACCCGCAACCACATCTCGTAATCCCAATATTGGCGAACCAGATACCAAAGCCCCTCGTAAATCTCGCGTTTCCACTCGCGGAATGGCTCAAAGATGGGCTCTAGCTCGATGCTACCAAGGGTCTGGCGCCGCATCATGGCAACGCCGCTCATGCCGGCGGGGCCGTCTCCGGCGATGGCGGGGAGCGACGGGCCTACGCGATCAATCTCCTGTTTGCTGTCTTGAAGCAAAGCCAGGTGCGATTGCGCGGTGTCGAGGTTCTTGTCTTCGTGAAACTGGCCTTTTGTGATCGCGCCGGGGTTGACCTCCGATACTCCACCAGGAATGGCGCGCTGCGTGCGAAACTCGTTGATGTTCTCGACCGCACCCTTCTCCATGATGATGTTGGGCACGGCCAGCATGTTGAGCAGTTTGCTCTCACGGTGATTGATCGAGTCCTGGGGGGAGATGAGCCGCGCAACCTCGCCGTAAGCCTGATTTTTGCGGGTCACAAACGCGCGGGCCAGCTTCAGCGGGCACCATGTCCTACCGCGATCGTTGACGAACGGCACGATTCGCGGGCCAGCTTCTTCGCTGTCGTCACTACCTGGCGCCGGGAGAAATCCGGTCACGCAATAGAGCGCGTGGAACCACTCTTTGAGCCCAGTTTTCTCGTTGCGCTCCCACCAAAACATATGGTTGATGCGCACTCGGCGACGCTCAAAGTTGTACCAGTTCTGTGGGCGGTCCTTGTTGGCGCCCATGGTGGTGCCCTGGCTGGTGCCGTTCAGCGCGGCATCATCAAACATATCGATGTAATCCGGCCACTCCTCGGCGGCGTCGGCTACATCCCACCACGTGGTGTACCCGCGAAACTTGTTGTCGCTGTAGTTCTTTTTGCGCGCGTGTTGGTCCCAAATCATGCGGTCCTGGGGGATGAATTCGACATTGGCCCTGTACTCGGTCCGCATTTCCCCGTCGCGGCCTTCCATCTCCTCGGATTCAACAGAGAGCATGGCGCCACATTTGCCCTCCACAACCAGGCCCTCGAGCCCATCGGAGAACACGCGCGCTACCTCTGCATCGTCGGCGCAGAACCTAACCGCGTCGGTGGCGGCGTCCGCTGAATCCTCTTCCGCTTCGGTGGTCGGGAAAGCTCGCGGGTCAGACCGGCCGCGGATCTCGTAGCCGCTGATGGTGTCAACTTTGGGGGCTATCCGGTTGATCACGCTGGCCGGTTGACCGCGCTCCTCGAGAATCCGCCGCTCCTCTGCTGTCCACTGTGCACCGTCGTAGTAGTCGCGGGATTTTTCCGCGAGCTCGCGCTCAATGATGGTCGTCCAGGCGAATTCGTCATACCACTTGATGAGCTGCGCAAGGTCAACGTCGCTCGATTTGTCCGCCAGATCGCCTACTTCGTTTTCCAGCTTTCGGTCTTTGGCTGACTTGCGCTTACCCATTCACGATCCCTCTGAGGTTTCGCAGTTGTCGGTTGAACCGCTGGATGGGCATTGTCAATGACCCCGCACATGGTAGCCAGCACGTCAAACGCGTCATCGTGCTTGCCGCCGGGGAAATCGCAGCACTGATCGATGATCCGCTCTGCCCATGCGGTTTGCGGGAAAACAACGCGCCCCATGCTGGCCCAGGCCTGAAACGCGCGGCCACGGGTCGCCTTGTCGGCTATTGGCGTGACCCACTGTGCGTTGACGTAGGTCTTTTTCTCCATGCAGATTCGGTCCAACAGGGGCTCAATGGCGCGACGAATTACGCCACCCTCCCCGAACCAGGCCAGCGGACCCCACTTTTTCACGAGAAACAAAAGCGACTCGATCCACTTTTCGGCTGTTGCTTGCCCGTTCCACCAATCAACCACGTAGAGACGGCCATCGGTTCCGGTGGCAAACACGCCGTGCTCTGTGCTGTCTGGGTCTGCACCCTCGCGTGGCTCTGTGACCGCCAGGTCGCTTGCCATGTAAATGTGCGCGGGGTCTGGAAGCTCTTTCCACCGTTCAGCGAACCAGGAGCGCAGAACGTATGTGCCCTCTTCCGCTGTCGGCCTCTGCTGATATTGGGCATTCCACTCACGGCCGCGGCCTGCTCTGCGCAAGTCTTCGCGTTTGGTCTGCATATATCCGAGGTCGTAACGTCCCGGCCACAGTGCGGCCGCGTGGTCTGTGCCTTCGTTCGCGATGGCTGGGAGCTCAATTACGGTCCACTCTTTGCCCTCGAGTTCGAGGAGGCGACCGCAGATGTCGTTTTCTTTCCATCTAGTCGTCATGATTAGTCGCACAGCGCCAGGCATCGCACGCGTGTCGAATGTGCCCCAATACCAACGCCAAAGAACCTCGTTGACACGCGGGGAGTCGGCTTCCTCGCGTGATTTTAGGGGATCATCCAGGATCCCGCAGTTGTGGCAAACAACTCCGCCGGCAACGAAACTGCCATCCTCTTCCACTTGGATGTCAAATACTCTTTCAACTCCACACTGTGAGATTTGTGGAACAGCATATGACATGCCTGGCAAATCACAACTAGATTCCCATGCACGTTGTGCTTTTGGTTCTGGTCTATGTGGTGCACACATATTTCGGTTGTGCCGCCACATTCGCACACCTTCACGTGCTCGCATAAGCGCTTCCACAAAGCCCGAAGTTTTCTGGTTCGCAGCCCGGACATTTTTCCGTGACGGTAGTTTGGGTTGCTCTGTGTGTTCATTTCCCGCGAGTGGTTTACGTGCTGACATTCCAGCGAGCAAAATCTTGACTTGGCGTTGCGCTGACGAAATTCTTTCCCACACCCCCCCCATGTAATTATCGCCAGCCTCGTCAAGGATCTCCTGGGTGTCCGCTTCGCAGTTGAGTGTCACACTATGGTCG